GAGCCAGTTGGCATCCGGAAGTTTGGTGACTATGATCTGGAGCGGATGATGGATAGGCTACTACTGATTGAAAGGGAACGGCCCTCGTACAGATAGGGCACACAGAAAACAGTTGCCAAGCGAGGCGGCAATAGCGATCTTGAAGGAAAAGGAGTCAAAGATGCCAAACGATAACATACCAACAACGCGAGAAATAGTTAATGCTGTTGACGCAGGACGCTTAGATGATGCAGTAAATATGTTTCAACAAGCGGATGCTAATAAACAGCTTTTGGTGATGACTGTATTCAAGGAAGCGTTAGACGGGTTGGGTATTGTTAGTATCATTGACATGGAGAGGGTATTTGCGTTAGACCCTGATGACAAGGAACAATAGGAGTACAAACTTGAAGCAAAAGGAGTCAAATGATGAACTTTAAAATAGGCGATAAGATCAAGGTTTTATCGGGTCAATATGCAGGGATGAGCGGAACGGTTGTCAAAATTTATCAGATTATCGATAATGTTCAAGGTGATGATTCGCGCGATGTCACTTGGCGTCCGACCGATGGATTTAGAGCAGCCTTTGATGTTCTTGTTTCTATTGTAGGCTTTGAGGAGGTATGGTTCACGCCGGAACAAATCACAGGAGACAAAAAGGGCACTAACAAGCCTTAGAATCTAAGCCCAGACAACGATTATCACGTAACCCGCCCATCAAACAGGCGGGTTTTTCCATGCCTGCCAACATCACTTATTGAAGTCAAATCGCAATAAGGTATTCTCTAATTAGAAAAAACAGTTATCGGCATAGTAGGAATGAAGCTATGTCCAGTAAACGACTGAAAGAAAAGACAGTAGCGAGCAGAAGGCCGCCAAGCAACGGCAGGCCGAGATACTACTCCGCTATGTGTCTGTCGAAGCTCAAACCCTACAAGAAAAACCCACGTCATAATGAAGAAGCCGTTGCGGCTGTAGTGAAAAGCATTGAGCAGTTCGGCAAAATCGCACCGATCATCGTCAACGAAAAGCTACGGATCTGCGCCGGCCACACGCGGTTCAAGGCTGCCATCGAACGTGGCGAAAGGACGTTCCCAACTCTGATCGTCCCCGGACTGACCGGAGAAAGGTTCAAAGCCTACAACATCGCCGACAATCAGACGGCCTCGATAGCGCAATGGGACACGCAGGGACTGGCCGAGATCATCAAGGAGCTGCAGGACGAAGGCTTTCCGACCGAGACATTGGGCTTTGCGGAGGATCAGCTTGACGAGATTCTGGCGTCACTTGAGGACGACTTTGCTGGAAAGACCGATCCTGACGATGTGCCGGAGCCGCCGAAGAAGGCGATCAGCAAGACGGGCGATCTGTGGTTGTGCGGCGATCACCGGTTACTATGCGGCGATGCTACGAAAGCGGAGGATGTGGAGCGGGTGATGGACGGGGAGAAAGCATTACTCTTTGCGACCGATCCGCCTTATGGCTGTAATGCAGGGAGCATTGGATTTACGGCTCAACGAGATGATATAGAGGCGATTACGAAGGATGACTTGGAAGGGCATGAAATGCAAGCCTTTTTGGAATCCTGTTTTCAAGTCGTGATTCCTCACCTTGCTATGAATGCGGCTTGGTATCTATGGCATCCAATGCTGACACAGGGATATTTTGCTGCTGCTGCTGCTGTTGCTGCTGATCTCATTATCCATAGACAAATCATTTGGCAGAAGGAACAGTTCATTTTTGGACGTGGTGATTATCACTGGCAACATGAACTCTGTTTCTATGGTTGGCGGCAGGGATATCGTCCGGCTTTCTACGGGGAGCGGAATCAGAGTACGATATGGATTGTTCCGTGGGACGAGAAGCGTTCTAAAATTGGTCATCCTACTGTCAAGCCAATAAAGTTATTTGCTTGCCCAATGGAGAATCATCTACGTAAAGGTCAACTGGTTCTCGATCCCTTCCTCGGCTCCGGCACCACCATGATCGCCGCCGAGAAGCTCAAGCGCAAGTGCTATGGTATGGAGATCGAACCGATCTACGTTGATGTCGCAGTTCTCAGGTGGCAAAAATACACAGGCAAGAAAGCCGTGCTAATCCGCAAGGGCAAGCAGTCGAAGATAACTATGCCGGAGATGCAGGAGGTCGCCGTATGATTCCCGTAACGATAGGCCAGGCGGCGACAATGGGCAACATCACCGCCGCCCGCAAGCACTTCCCGAAACTGTCGAACTCCCAGGTCGAAATTCTGTACCTGATATACCGAAGTTGGACGTGGCACGAAATTACACGAATGATCGGCATGACGGACGAGGAGCTGACGGCTGAGATAATAGCCTTCGATCATAAAGAGATTGAAATCCTGCAGATCAGGGAAGAGCAAAACTACAAAGTGCAGGAACGAATAGAGGCGGGATGGGAGTAGTCGTAGCATGACCATGAAAAAAGCACATCCAGCAAAAAGAGGTTGCAAATCAAAGTGGGAGTCACACGTCAAGCCACGACTACTCACAATCAAGATGTGGTGTCAAAGCGGTGTCATCCAAAAAGACATCTGTAAGAACCTCGGCATAAGTCATCAAGCCCTTGCTGTGTATAAGCGGGCGCATCCTGAATTACGTGAAATGTTAAAGCTCGGCAAAGAGGATGCCGTTGCGAAGGTCGTAGATGCACTGTACAAGAGAGCTGTTGGATACGAGTACGAAGAGGAACGGACTGTCGGTACTAAGGCTAAAGGGAAACCCTTAGTCATTGGTCGCATAGAGAAAATCAAGAAACAGGTAGCACCGGATGTGATGGCGCAAATGTTCTATCTCCAGAATAGATGCTCACTGGATTGGAGAGATAGACGGCAGCATGAGCTCACCGGACCTGGCGGGCAACCACTACAACAGGCGCCTATCATCCATGCTTACATTCCGGACAACGGTCGCAAGCGCGATGAGGCTCTCATAGCGGAGAACATCAAGAATGGACGCAATGGTCGCAACGGACACAATAAAAGATTCTAAGGCCGCTTCGTTAGGTTCTCCATCTACCGAGAGGGCATGGCATGGCTGTGGGATGGGTCCACAGGAAGGACCGCAGGACCTGTTCCTTAAGTCGGGGGCAGACATCGCCATATTCGGGGGGCAAGCCGGGGGAGGGAAAACTTGGGCGCTGTTGGCTGAGGCGATCCGCAGCGTGGGCGTCCCCTACTTCGACGCTGTCATCTTCCGGCGGGAATACACACAGATAAGAGCCGCCGGCGGGCTGTGGGACATGGCCTGCGAGATGTTCTACGAGTGGCGCGGCATCCCGCGTGAGAACTATCTTGACTGGCGGTTCCCATCCGGTGCCAGGATTCGGTTCGCGCACATGCAGCACGAGAGTGATCGCTTCTCCTGGGATGGTTCTCAAATACCATTGATTTGCTTTGACCAGCTTGAGTCGTTTACCTGGAAGCAGTTCATCTATATGCTTTCCAGGAATCGGTCTATGTGTGGAATACAGCCCTATATCCGGGCAACGTGCAATCCCGACCCCGACCACTTCTTGCGTGAGTTCTTGCGGTGGTGGATTGACGATGAGACTGGCCTTGCCATTAAAGAGCACTCGGGCGTCATCCGGTGGTTCGTGAACATCAATAACGAGGTTCATTGGGCAGATACTCGAGAAGAACTCAAGAAACAATTCGGAATCGACTGTGATCCTAAATCGTGCACGTTCATACCATCGAGCATCTACGACAACAAGATACTACTGAAACGGAACCCCGGCTATATAGCGAACCTGAAGGCACTGTCCCTGATTGACCGGGGACGACTGCTGGAAGGGAATTGGAACATCAGAGAAAGCGCGGGAATGTTCTTTCAGCGTGCCTGGTTTGAGATAGTTGGCGCCGCGCCGGCCGATGCCGAGCGGATCCGCTACTGGGACAGGGCGGCGGTGGCCGAGACCGTGGCGAAGGGTAAAGGGTCTCACACGGCGGGACTACTGATGAGCAAAAGCAGATCAACCGGGGTATTCTATGTTGAAGACGTGGAGCGCTTTCAGGGGACACCCCTCATAGTCAAGAAGACTATCAAGAACGTGGCAACGCAGGATGGGGTGGACGTAAGGGTGGGTATCGAGCAAGACCCGGCGCAGGCGGGCAAGGCGGAGGCCGAAGATCATGTCCGTAATCTTGCTGGCTACGATGCAAAAGTAAACACAGTGCGCGAGAAGAAAGGCATTCGGGCAAAACCTTTGAGTTCACAGGCGCAGGCCGGTAACGTGAAGATTGTGAGGGATTCGTGGAACGAAGCCTTCTTGAACGAGATGCAGAACTTCGACGGCTCCGACAGTTGCGCGTCCGACCAGGTCGACGCCGCCAGCGGAGCTTTTTACTTGCTAACAAAAGTCCGGCCACGTGCCGGTGTGTGGTAAAGTAGTGCAAGATAGAATAGGGTAAACGATAATGGCGACACCAAAGAAAAATACGGCAGCGAAAACTAAGCGGGCTGACCGTCGTCTGACGGTGAATGAGACCAAGACGGTGCTGCAGATAATGAGCGCACTGACCCAGCGTGCAGCATTCTCGGCCGCTCTTGGTAAATCCTTCGGCGGTGAGCGCGATCTCTACACAGCACTTGGCTATAAGTTGACCCCAACATTTATGGATTACATGGGGCGATACAAGCGTCAAGATATTGCAAGGGCTATCATCGATGCCCCCGTGCGAGCCTGCTGGCGACAAATCCCAGATATTACCGAATCAGAAGAAAAGCCAACTAAATTCGAGGAGCAATTGATTGAACTCGTGGATCGCCGCTCTCTATATCATTACCTATCGCGCTGTGACCGTCTCAGCTCTATCGGAGAATATGCCGTGCTTCTGTTGGGATTTGACGACGGCATGGAGCTCAATCAGGAAGTGACTCGTGCAAACGATCTACTCTACCTCATGCCGTATAGCCAAGACGCGGCATCGACCGACAAGTTTGAAGAGGACTCAAAGAGCGAGCGCTACGGCCAAGTTAACCAGTATTCGATAAATATGTCAGTTGGCACACATGGATCGAGTATGCCCAAATTAGTACACTGGTCA